AGAATTACCATTTTAATTTATTAAAAAAGTCATAAGGTAGGATTTTCTTACCTTATGATTTTTATTATATTTCATTTATGTACAAAAAAGTATTGTGTTTTACACCAAGTTATAAAAGATATAAAATGTTAAGAGGTTGTGTACAAGATATTGCAACACAAAGCTATGAAAATATTTTTCATTCAATTAACATAACTTTAGACCAAAGAGAACTTAATCGTCACGGAGATTTTAAAATATTGATTGATGATTTGAAAACCGATAAAAATTCATTTATCTTTTCATTAAATCAACATCAACAAGTAAATCATATGAAAGCTATAATGTCGGTTAAAGATTATGAAACATATGATATTTTTGTAAAGATTGATGATGATGACATTTATAAAAAAGATTATATTAAAACAATAGTTGATTATTTTGATAATAATGAGGTTGATGTCTTATCATCAAGAATGAAATATCAGTTAAATGGTAGTTTAATGAGGCGTGGGGATTATCACAATTTGGGCGCAAACCCAGAAGGTTGTGATTTTAAAATACCGGCAACTTTTGCATTTAATCTTAAAGCTCTTAATTTGATTAAAGATATAAAATCAATTTATGGTTTTGAAGATAATATGTGGAGAGATATGTGGTGTAATAACTGTAAGATTGCAGAAGTTGATAATACAGAAAATATAATTTGGTATATTCACGGTAAAAATACCTCAACTTCTGAATTTTTAATAAAAAATTAAATATATGGCAATTAAGAAAAAAGATTTTAGTTCTATTAAGAAAAAGTTTTCATCTGATGCAAAATACAAACCACAAAGGTATTTTGATTTGGGTGAATCATTCCTTGACGCAGTCGGTCTTCCAGGACCTGCTATGGGACATATAAATATGTTTTTAGGACACTCGGACACTGGAAAAACAACAGCACTTGTAAAAACAGCTGTTGATGCACAAAAAAAAGAAATACTACCAGTTTTTATTATTACAGAACAAAAGTGGTCTTTTGACCACGCAAAACTTATGGGTTTTGAATGTGAAGAAGTTGTTGATGAAGAGACAGGTGAATTAGGTTGGGATGGGTTCTTTTTATTCAATAATAATTTTGAGTATATTGAACAAATTACAGAATATATAAATGAGTTGTTAGATGCACAAGAAAAAGGTGAATTAGATTATTCATTATGTATTATGTGGGATTCAGTTGGTTCAGTTCCTTGTAAAATGACATATGAAGGTAAAGGTGGTAAACAACACAATGCTAGTGTTTTAGCTGATAAAATTGGTATGGGAATTAACCAAAGAATTTCCGGATCAAGAAAAGCAGACTCAAAATATGAGAACACTTTAATTATTGTTAATCAACCTTGGGTTGAATTACCTGATAATCCATTTGGACAACCAAAAATTAAAGCAAAAGGCGGTGAAGCAATCTGGTTAAACTCTTCATTAGTATTTTTGTTTGGAAATCAAAAGGGTGCTGGAACAACAAAAATTACAGCAACAAAAGATAAAAGAACTGTTAAGTTTGCATCAAGAACAAAAGTATCTGTTATGAAAAATCATATCAATGGACTTGGTTTTGAAGACGGAAAAATTATTGTAACACCACATGGGTTTTTACCTGGAAAGGATGCTACAGAAGAAAAGAAATCTATTGAGACTTACAAAAATGAGTACGCCGAATATTGGAAAACAATTATAGGTGTAGATGGTGAATTTGATTTAAAAGAAGAAAAGACATATGAACAAGAATAAGTTAAAAGTTATTTCACTTTTTTCCGGATACGGAACACAAGAATTGGCTTTAAAGTATATTGGTGTTGATTATGAAAATGTTGCAAATTGTGACAATTTCAAACAAGCGAACGAATGTTATGATGTATTACACAATACACAAATGGGAAATCTAGGTGACATTACAAAGATTGACCATAACAATTTCCCACAATGTGATTTATTAACATATTCATTTCCGTGTCAAGACATTTCAATTTCCGGAGTTCAAAGAGGAATTAAAGAAGGAACAAGAAGTGGATTATTATTTGATGTTGAAAGAATTTTGTCAACAAATAGACCAAAGTATTTGTTAATGGAAAATGTTAAAAATCTTATTTCAAAAAACCATTATGAAAATTTTAAAAAACATATCTATTTTTTAAGAGGTCTTGGTTATACATCATATTGGAGATTACTTAATGGTGCCGACTTTGGTTGTCCACAAAACAGAGAAAGAGTATTTATGATTTCAGTTTTAGATGGCGAAAGAGAAGATGTAAAACAAAGAATGGAAAATGTTGACAACTATAAAAAAACAAGAGTTCCTATGAGACCATTTATTGAGGATACACAGGACCCAGAATTATTTATTAATTGTCCTTATACAATCCACCAACCAAAAAGTAATACTGTATGTAAATTAATTGCAAGACGAGATGATGTGAATTATGATCAAACAAGAAGAATTTATTCGGTTGATGGCTGCTCACCTTGTCTTACAACAAGTGGTTCACCACAGATTATGACTGAAGATGGTAGAGTAAGAACAATTACCGCTAGAGAAGGATATAGATTTATGGGTGTTCGTGATGAAGATATTGATTTATTATTAACAACATCATTATCAACAAAAGGACACGTATCTCTTGCTGGTAACTCAATATGTGTTCCAGTTATGGAAGCAATATTTAGTGAATTTCTTGGTGATTACATTGTAGAAAAAGAACCAGTATTGTCAAACCAATCAAACGAAGAATTAAATGACTAAAACTTTATTGGTAGATGGTAATAACCTTCTAAAAATTGGTTTCCACGGTGTTAGAGACTTTTTTAACAAAGGTGAACACGTTGGTGGTACTTGGCATTTTTTAAACACTCTAAGAAGATTTTTAGAAGAAACTAATTATAATAAAGTTGTTGTATTTTGGGATAGTGAAACCGGCTCATCACAAAGAAGAATTATATACCCAAAATACAAATTAAATCGTAAACAAAAAGACGACGAAGATTTTAAAGAACAATCTTTTTTAAAACAAAAAGAAAGGGTAAAACAATACCTTGAAGAAATGTTTGTAAGACAATTAGAAGTTGAACAATCAGAGGCCGATGATTTGGTTGCTTACTATTGTCAAATATCCCAGGATGAAGATAAGACCATTTTTTCTTCTGATCGAGATTTAACACAACTTATTTCTGATAGGGTCTCTATATACTCACCACAACATAAGAGATATTATAAATTGGGGGATGGAATTAAGATGGATACATCTGAAATCCCCCACTATAATATCAAAACTTATAAGATATTAACCGGTGATAGTTCGGATAATATTGATGGTATTTTTTATTTGGGTGAGAAAACATTTCTTAAATTATTTCCAGAAATACTTGAAAGTGAGGTTAAATATACCGATATTTTAACAAAGGCTGAACAGTTATTAACAGAACAAAAAGGAAATGTTGCCTTACAAAATTTACTTAGCGGAAAAACCAAAGAAGGGATTTTTGGAGAAGAGTTTTTTATCATAAATGAGAAATTGGTGGACCTTGCAAACCCACTTATTTCAGATGAAGGAAAAGAACTAGTTAGTTTATATTACTCCGAGTCATTGGATCCAGACGGAAGAGGACATAGAAACTTAATTAGGATGATGATGGAGGACGGATTCTTCAAATTTCTACCAAAAGGTGATGACGCTTGGGTAAATTTTTTAAGACCATTTTTAAAACTATCAAGAAAAGAAAAAACAAATTTTAGAAACAAACCAAAAAAGTAAAAAAATGAGAGAACAAGATGTAACAAAAGTTGAGTTTTTGTTAATGTGTAATGACAACATTGTAGTACAAAGATTTTTCAATGTTAAAGGGTTTAATAAAAATGCCCACAAATCAGAAGAGTTTTATGACTACATTAAGTCGTTTTGTAACTCCCTACAAAATGATTTAAAGATGAGGTCTGTAGTTTATATGTTGGACAACCAATATGAAATTATGGAAAATCCGGAAGTATTAAATACTTCAATTACGGAGGGAGATGAAAATTTTAACCTTTATATTAAGGTAGAAAACCTGACAATTTGTCAGAGATCATTTGACGCAAAAGTATACCCACCAAAGGTGAGATATACCGTAGACCTACGCCCAAAGCTGAAAAGCATATTGTCGGAACTTACTGACATTTTTTCAGATAAGAAATTTAATTATTTTTATCCACAATTTATCTAAAAGTAGTAGTATTTATCATTACTAACAGAAGGAAAAATATATGGCGACTAACAAAAACTTTGAGTATCTCGGAAACAATTTTCAAATTCAATTACTTAACCAAATTATTGTAGACAAAGAATTTTCACATTCAATCATTGACGTAATTGAGAATAATTATTTTGAAAACAAGTATTTCAAAATCATCATTCAAATGATAAAGGAGTATTATAAAAAATACGACCACACACCATCATTTGATACTCTGGAACAAGTAGCCAAATCCGAATTACAACAGGAAACTGCTATTAAAGTTGTTCTTGATACAATTAAGAAAATCAAGGATGCACCTATCGAGGGAGTGGATTTCGTACAAGAAAAGGCACTTAAATTCTGTAAACAACAAGAGTTACAGAAAGTGATGAAAAAGGCTCAAAAAATTATTGATGGTGGAGAGTTTGAAAACTATGACACCCTAGAAGAATTAGTAAGAGAAGCCTTATTGGTTGGTTCAAAAGACACAAGTGCAATGGATGTCTTTTCAAACCTAGACCAAGTGCTAGATGACGATTACAGACACCCAATCCCAATGGGAATACCAGGAATAGACAGGTTGTTAAAAGGAGGATTGGCAAAAGGTGAAATTGGTGTAATATTAGCCCCAACCGGAGTAGGAAAATCAACTCTAACAACAAAGATTGCAAACCACGCATTCAACCTTGGATTTAATGTTCTTCAAATCTTTTTTGAAGACAACCCAAAAGTGATACAAAGGAAACATTTTACTCTTTGGACAAAGATTCACCCTGACGAATTGTCAGACAAAAAAGATGAGGTGATGAAAAAAGTAAAAGAAATCAAGGAAACTATGCAAAACGAGTTGATTTTGAAAAAATTACCATCTGACACCAAAACAATGCTTCAGATTAAAAATGAAATCAGAAAGATGATTGCTGACGGTATTAAGATTGATATGGTTATCTTGGATTACATTGATTGTGTTGTTCCGGATAAAAACCTAGGAGACGAATGGAAGAGTGAAGGATCTGTAATGAGAGCTTTTGAAGCGATGTGTCATGAACTAAGTATAGTTGGTTGGACCGCAACACAAGGTAATCGTTCATCAATATCTTCAGATGTTGTAACAACGGACCAAATGGGTGGTTCAATTAAGAAAGCACAAGTCGGACACGTTATTATAACAGTTGCAAAGTCATTACAACAAAAAGAAATGAAACTTGCCACAATAGCAATTACCAAGTCTCGTATTGGAGATGATGGTGTGGTGTTTGAAAATTGTAAGTTTGATAATGCAATGCTTGATATCGATACAGAATCCACAACAACATTCTTAGGTTTAGAAGAACAAAAAGAAGAAAGACAACGACAAAGGGTTAAAGAATTGTTGGAAAAGAGACAACAAAAAGAAAAACAAAAATCAGTAGAAAATTAAAAATAAAATAATTAAATTTGTAAATATGGATATTTCACAAAAAATATTAAGCGATATTACAGTATATATGAAATACGCTAAATTTGTCCCGGAATTAAATAGAAGGGAGACGTGGGAAGAATTGGTGACAAGAAATAAAGAAATGCACCAGAAAAAATACCCACATATTAAAGACGAAATTGAAACCGTCTATAAAATGGTATATGATAAGAAAATCTTACCATCAATGAGATCATTACAATTCGGTGGTAAACCAATTGAAATCTCACCAAACAGAGTTTATAACTGTGCTTACTTACCGGTGGACCATACAGACGCATTTTCAGAAACAATGTTTTTGTTATTAGGTGGTACTGGTGTAGGATTTTCAGTTCAAAAACACCACGTTGATAAACTACCTGAAATTAAAAAACCAAACCCAACAAGAACAAGAAGATACCTAATTGGAGATTCTATTGAGGGATGGGCTGACGCGATTAAAGTGTTGATTGAGTCTTATATGGGGACTAAATCTTCAACACCTATATTTGACTTTTCAGATATTCGTCAAAAAGGAGCTCTTCTTGTAACATCAGGAGGAAAAGCACCAGGACCTCAACCTTTAAAAGATTGTATTCACAACATTACAAAGGTTTTGGAAAACAAAAATGATGGTGATAAATTAACACCAATTGAGACACATGACATTGTTTGTCATATTGCCGATGCGGTATTAGCTGGTGGTATTCGTAGAGCTGCATTAATTTCATTATTTAGTGCTGACGATGAAGAAATGATTTCTTGTAAATCCGGAAACTGGTGGGAATCAAATCCACAAAGAGGTAGAGCAAATAATTCGGCTGTTCTATTAAGACATAAAGTAACACAAGAATATTTTATGGACCTTTGGAAAAGAATTGAATTATCTGGAGCCGGAGAACCTGGAATCTATTTATCTAACGATAAAGATTGGGGTACAAACCCTTGTTGTGAGATTGCCCTTCGTCCTTACCAATTCTGTAACTTATGTGAGGTGAATGCTTCAGATCTTGAGTCACAAGAAGATTTTGAGAATAGAGTTAAAGGGGCGGCCTTTATTGGAACATTACAAGCTGGTTATACTGACTTCCATTATTTAAGAGACGTATGGAAAAGAACAACAGAAAAAGACGCTCTTATTGGGGTTGGGATGACAGGTATTGGTTCTGGAGTTGTATTAGGTTACGATATGAAAGCAGCAGCAAACGCGGTTAAAGAAGAAAACGAAAGAGTTGCAACTTTAATTGGTATTAACAAATCTGCAAGAACAACAACTGTTAAACCATCTGGTACCTCATCATTAGTATTGGGAACATCATCTGGTATTCACGCTTGGCATAATGATTATTATTTAAGAAGAATCCGTGTTGGAAAGAATGAAGCAATATATTCATATCTTGCAATCAATCACCCGGAACTTGTTGAAGATGAATATTTTAGACCACACGATACTGCGGTAATCACAATTCCACAAATGGCACCAGAAGGGTCAATTTTGAGATATGAATCTGTATTCCAAATGTTGGAACGAGTTAAAAAAGTATCACAAGAGTGGGTTAAATCTGGACATAGAACCGGTCAAAACACACACAATGTATCAGCAACAGTTTCAATTAAAGAAGATGAGTGGGAATTAGTTGGTGATTGGATGTGGAAAAATAGAAAATTCTATAACGGATTATCAGTTTTACCCTTCAACGGAGGTACTTACACACAGGCACCTTTCCAAGATTGCACACAAGAAGAATATGAAAGATTGGTAAAAACATTAAAAAATGTTGATCTTACAAAAATTATTGAGTTGCAAGATAATACCGACTTGAGTGGTGAAATAGCATGTGGAGCTTCGGGATGTGAAATTGTTTAATTATGAAAGTAACCTGGGGTAATGACATAACGCTAACATATCAAGTATTGTTAGCGTTTTATAACCAAAGAAAAATTAATTAAAATGAATGTAAATGCATCAAAAGATTGGGTCCAACAATTATACGTTCAGGAGATAACAAAAAAAACTCCAGAACCAGATTTCTATAAAGATAAATTTGGAAATATTGTAATGACCGAATCTTTTCATATAAAACGTGGCAAATGCTGTGGCTCAAAATGCAAACATTGCCCTTATGAGCCCTCATATGAGAAGGGTAGTACAAACTTAAAAGAATCCTTACGAAAGTAGGGATTTTTTTATTTAGATAAAATTTACCAACACTATATTTATTGAATATGGCAAATGGTATTACTTATGGAATAAATTTTCCCTTTAGAGATTCTTTTGTTGGAAAATATCTGGACACTTCAGATACAACTTCAGAAGAAATAAGAAGTAATTTAATTCATTTATTATTAACAAGAAAAGGAAGTAGATATTTTTTACCAGATTTTGGGACAAGATTATATGAGTATATTTTTGAACCATTAGATGGACCAACCTTTTCTGACATTGAATCTGAAATTAGAGATTCTGTTGAAAGATATATTCCAAATCTTTTAATCACAAAAATAAGCATTACAGACGCATCATTAGAAGATGAAGACAAAGGAACGTATGTTGATAGTAATGGTGAGCTAGCATATAAAGTACCTGGAATATCACAAAAAGAACATACGGCAAGAATAAAAATTGAATATAAATCAACAAATACTGTTTTTGAAACTAGTGATTTTGTAATTATAAATATTTAATAGTATATGGCAAATAAAAGAATATCACAATTACAAAATGTAACAAGTTCTGGTGTAACACCATATGATTTACTTGCAATAGTAAATTATGATGTTTATTCCGGAACAACAAAAAATATAAGAATTCCTGATTTAAAGAGCTATATTAATTCTGGTAGTACAGACACGTATGTAACAGGTTATACATATCAAGATAATACATTTACAATTAGTGATAGTTCTGGAAATACATTTAGTACAACAATAGATACTGTAACTGGACTTACGGTAAATGGCACATTATCTGCAACAACAATAAGTGGTGTAACATTTTATGGTGACGGCTCAAATTTAACTGGAATTGGTGAGTATACTTATGAAATAGGAGAGTATGTACCTGCACAAGGTGGTGTAATATTCCATAGATATAAAGATGGCGGTCAAGAAAATTATTTAGTAGTTGCTAAATCTGATGCTGCAACAAGTGCTTCTTGGGATAATAGAATGGGACCAGGGCAACCACCAATGTTAATGAATACTTCATCTTGGAATGGTGCTTCTAATTATTTAACATTAGCAGGTTCAACAGGTAGTCAATTTACAAGTGCTGCTTATGCGGTTACTTTTTATAATTCTGTAGTACCTATTTCAGGATGGTACTTACCAGCTATTGATGAACTTAATTTACTTTACAATAATAGGTTTAATGTAAATAGAACTTTGTCTGGTAATTCTAGTTTTGGTTCAATATCTGGTGCTACTGAAATAATTAACGAAAATTATTGGAGTAGTACTGAAAGAAATCAAACAGAAGCTTTAATATTTAATTTTGGTATAGCTGGTACACATACAGGAGCAGGTGCTTCTATGAAAACAGGAAGTTTAAGAGTTCGTGCTATAAGAAAATTTAGCATATAAAATAAAACATTATGGCAGAAAAGAAAATATCATATACAACAAGAGATTTCCAAGGAATTAGAACCGAGTTAATAAATTTTACAAGAACTTATTATCCAGATTTAATTCAGAATTTTAATGACGCTGGAGTTTTCTCCGTTATGTTGGATTTAAATGCCGCAGTAACGGATAATTTACAATTTCATATTGATAGAAGTATCCAGGAAACTGTATTACAATATGCACAACAAAAATCATCAATTTATAATATTGCAAGAACTTATGGTTTAAAAATACCAGGACAAAGACCTTCTGTTGCTTTAGTTGATTTTTCAATTATAGTTCCTGCTTTTGGCGATAGAGAAGATTTAAGATATTGTGGTGTATTAAGAAGGGGATCACAAGTTAGTGGTGCTGGACAACCGTTTGAAACTGTATATGATATTGATTTTGCGTCACCAATAAATTCTGAAGGTTCACCAAACAGATTAAAAATACCAAATTTCGATTCAAATGGTAAATTATTAAATTACACAATTACAAAAAGAGAAGTTGTTGTTAATGGTATTACCAAGGTTTTTAAAAGAACAATAACACCAAACGATGTAAGACCATTTTTTGAATTATTTTTACCAGAAAAAAATGTTTTAGGTATAACAAGTGTTCTTTTAAAAGATGGTACTCAATATACAAATATCCCACAACCACAAGAATTTTTAGGTCTTGATAATAGATGGTATGAAGTAAAAGCTCTAGCTGAAGATAGAGTGTTCATTGAGGACCCAACCAAAGTATCTGATCAACCCGGAATAAAAGTTGGAACATATATTACAACAAACACAAAATTTGTAACTGAATATACACCAGAAGGTTATTTAAAGATGACTTTTGGTGGTGGTAATGTATCAGCTGAAGAACAATTAAGAGATTTTGCAAGAAGTGGTTTAGAAATGAATTTAAGTAAATATTCTAATAATCTTGCATTAGGTGCCGCACTTAAATCAAACTCAACATTATTCATTCAGTATAGAATTGGTGGTGGTCAAGGAACAAATCTTGGTATAAATACAATAAATCAAATAGGTACAGTATCATTTTTTGTTAATGGTCCTTCAGAATCAATTAATACAACCGTTGTAAATTCATTAAGAGCTAATAATGTTACAGCGGCAATTGGTGGTGCTGACGCACCAACAACCGAAGAAGTAAGACAATACGTTTCGTTTAACTTTGCAGCACAAAATAGAGCTGTAACTGTAAATGATTATGAATCTGTTTTGAGAATGATGCCATCACAATTTGGTGCGCCAGCAAAAGTTTCTGTTACTGAAGAAAACAACAAAATTAAAATTAAAATGTTGTCTTATGATACTAGTGGTAATTTAACTGAAACAAATTCAAATACACTTAAAAATAATGTTGCAAATTATCTATCAAACTATAGAATGATAAATGATTACATTTCTGTTGAAACCGCAAGTGTTGTTGATTTATCTGTAAATGTTGATGTTGTATTAGACGCTAGTCAAAACCAAGGTGCTATTATTAGCAAAATTATTGATATTATAACAACCTATTTTAATCCATTAACACAACAATTAGGAAAAAATGTTTACGTATCTGAACTTAGAAGATTGATTCAAAATGAAAATGGTG